CTAAAATAACCCCCTAAGTTGGATATTATATGTTACTGATTTACCTGTATTCAACTCTCTAATTGTATAAATCAAATACTTGTCAGCCGTAAGCTTATTATTCTGTACGATAAATGTTCCAGTGGCATTATCTATAGTACTTGTATAATTTGCTGATGCAATACCACTAGCATTAAGTGTTATATTCCATTGCGGGCTCGAAACACCATTAATTGAACATATAAATGTTTCTGTATCACCTTGAAACAATCCATAATAGCTACTGTAATCATATGGTGGATTTATTTGTATTTCTCCTACTTCTGTTGATGGCTCTGTTACTGTTATATTAACGCTATCTGTTTTAACTTTATCATTTACATTAACTTTGTATGAGCCTATTATTTTAGTCTGACCCACTGAAAGTCCTGTTACAATATTATAACTATCAATAGAGCATATGGAATTATCATTAATAGTCCACTCCACGGTTGGTTGAGGATTCATAGTGGAATCGTCTTTACTTACAGTCACTGTCAATGGCTGTGTTTTACCCTTTTGAATCTCAACAGCAGATTCCTTAATATCAATCACATATTTATTAGGTTTCGTTTCATAGTTCCACCTATCTGCAATTCCATCATCTCTATCGTCATTATCCGATACTGGTGTCCTTTCTGCATAAACATATACCATATTATTTAGATAATTTATATCTATTATTTTCCATGGCAAAATGTATGCTCCACAATAAAAACGATAATTAATTCGTAACCTTTTACTTTCATCATTTAGGGATAATAAAAATGCACCCTTCGAACCTGTTGTAATTACACTGCTATTGACATTTAGTGAATCCTGTATATTTTCATCCATGCGGACATCATAAACAATAAAATCGCCTGCACCATACATCATCTTTATTGTTGCATTACACATGACACAAGTATATTTCTGGTAAGTTGTGTTTTCACTTGTTGAGCGTTTCAGGATCAAATACTTATTTCCATTAAGGCTGAAAGTATTTCCCTGTTCAATATTATCATTATAATACGTATACAATGTACTATAAAGGCTTGTATCAGCCTTATCATTTCTTCTTAGGAAAACCTTATGCTTAGAAGAACCGATAATAATATCAATTCCTTCACGTTCCATTGTCTCATTAAAAACATCATTAAGTGTATCCATGTTTCACCGCCTTAGTTATGATATAAATATGTAATAGTTTTTGCTGTGGGCTGATAGTTTGGAATCAAAGAAATTCTTTTATATAAGTCATCAATTCTGTCCTTCAAATTCTTATATGCAGAAGTTGTATTCGTAAACTCTGTTTCAATCGTTCTATAGAGGTCTATATTATTTGTCAAAGCCTGTAAGATAGCAATTACAGTCTGTAGAAGAAATAATTCATCTTCTTTCTTATTGTATATTTCTGTAGGACTAAGACTGTTTTCCTCTAGAAACGTGTTGTACTCTTCTTCTGTGAAGTAATTCTTTTGCGATAATTCTAATTTTAATCGTTCTAAATTTGTCATTGTATCTCCTCTCTTACTATTGGGTATTAAAAAAGCACCTACCTTTAAGGCAAGTGCGTATAAATTTTTATAATGTAGATTCTAATTCTTTTATAGATTCCTTAATTTTATCTATTAATTGCTGTTGCTCTTCTGTCGGTTTAGGAATACCATATAAATCTTTTAACAAACTTTCTATTGTATTTTTTGCTTCGGCACTTCGCATTATATCATTAGCCTTCATATAAGCGTCCATATCAAATCGCCCCATGCTATATATCCCCTTTTCAATTAAAATATTTTATAGTCCGGAGTTATTAACTTCTTCTTTGTGATTTACATCTCCATATACAATACCTAAATTAATTTTATAATTATCGCCTATTAATCCTAATACAATTCGAGTATCTTCATTTTCCCATATTGTTAAATATTGTAAGTGTCCGTATGAAATAGCTTTTCCATATCGTCCAACATCTCCTTTATACAAATCACTTTTCCATACTTGTTTATCTTCAGTTGGTTCTCCATATTTTTCTTTTAAAGCATTTTTAATAGTGTTAAAATCATCTATATAAAGATTCTCATTTGTATGTTCATCATTAAACATTATTGCACCCTGATATAATTTACCATCTCCAAATGTAAAGCCAATGTCGGCATTCATGTTTAATACTTTTGATTTAGATTGACCAATAATTGCATTGTCCGCTTCTGCTGTCCATGATATGTCTGTTTCATACTTTTTAACAGTTTCAATATCATCACCCCAACAAGTATTTCTAAAATTAGTATTCTCACGTTTTACTAATTCTTCCGCTGTAGTGGCTGCTTCAGTTGTCTCTTCAATACTGGAAGATTGTTGTACAGTTTCTTTAGACAGCTCTGTTTCTGCTACCTTTTTAGAACCGCAACCAGTAACCCCTATCACTAATACTACACATAAAATTAAAATTTGTTTTTTCATACTTTTACCTCGCTTTGTATTTTTCTTACTTTTTACTACTTTTTACCACTTTAGTATATCATCCTTCTTTATAAGTTACAATATTATAAGTAGCAAGAAGGAGTAAAAAGTATGACCGAGAAACCTTATAAAGTAAAAGTAAGCGTATCTTTAGATGAAGATGTGATTATTAAAATTAAAGAAATGGCTGAAAATGATGATAGAAATTTTAGCCAGTATATAAATATGGTATTAAGAAAACATATTGAAGATACAAAAAAATAACTTTTTATCATTACTCATAAGAATTTCCCCACTTTTGTATTATTGTATCACATTTATATAAAATAGTCTAAATTTTTTCTGTATAAAAAAAATTATACTGCTAAATGGCATTAACAGAAAAAGGGGGAAGATATTTCATCAAAAATAGATTTTCAAAATATTACATTAAAATAGCACCTACAGAAAGTAGATGCTGTTCCAATTTATTATTTATCTCCAAGTATATTTAGATACTTATATATAGTTGTACGGCTCATATCACACAACCTAGATAATTCTGATATATTTATTTCACCTTGCTTATACTTAGGATAGTATTTCATAAATATATTAGGTATATTATCGGAAGTTAATACAGGTCTGCCAATTACACTACCCCTAGCCTTTGCATTAACCATACCACTTTTAACACGTTCACTAATCATATTCCTTTCCAATTCAGCAAACACCCCCATCATCTGTAACATACCTAATGTCATTGCATCTAACTTGTCCTTACTGCAATCCACTTCAAAAGAACCAATAACCACTTTAAGATGCTTATCCTTTACTTGTTCAATTAAATCACATAGCTGTTTAGTAGAGCGTGTTATTCTGCTTAACTCTGTAGCAATTATAGTATCGCCTTGCTTAACAACACCAAGCAGTCTATTAAGCTGTTCCCTATCTATCTTTGTACCGCTCTCATATTCAAAGTATATATTATTTTCAGGAACACCCTTATTAATTAACTCTCTCTTCTGCCTGTTAATATCCTGTTTTGTTTCATTAGTTGAGCATCTGGCATATCCATATATCATATAAATTAATCCCCCTTTCCACTATACTTAATTATACTACTGTTCATTTAATGGTGTCAACATTTTAATGAACATGTCGGAATGGAAATATTGGATTATCTGGCTAACTTTTTCGCTGAAACTCCTGTTCACAAAACCAATTGATAAAATGAACACCTATTATCAGTACTGTTGCCATATAGTTATAGCCTACAATATATATAAATAAATCAAATTTAATACCTGATTTTCTTCATCACATACTAAACGATAATTAATACCTGTAGGATATTTCAAAAGAGATTTGTAGCATTTTCCTAGATTATTTTATATAATTCTGCATATAGTCAAGCCGTAGTAATATAAGATAACAACCGTCTGTCAGTCTGGAATCTACGGGAATCAACACGATAACATCTCTTATAGTGCATATTATATGTTATATACTTTTTTATCAGTTTTCACCCCATATTTTAATTAATATCCTTTAGATGATAAATTGCACATTGGATATACTTCAACAGGAAATAGCTATCATATTTACAAATTAACCATATAAAATCACCTGTCTCATATGATAGCTATATATATAGGGTAATATGAAATGTAAATATTACAAACATATATCAAATACTACGTAATCTTTATATATAACAATAATCACTCCTATTATTATACTTCTTCTACTTTATTGACCATATCATCATTAGCAATCAATTCCATCTCTTTCTTTACGTCTGATGTATATGGTGAAACACGGATAATACTTTCCTTACTAATTGCGCCCATTTCATATTGATATTTTAATGCTTCCATCATACTTTTATTATCTACTGGTCTATTATAATTAAATCCTATATTAACTTCTGAAACATCTATTCCAAGTATCTTACTGATATATTGTAACCTTTTATAAAATCCTTCCAGTAAACAAAATGATAACCTCTTTGCATAACTATCACTATTATTAAATAATAATTCCAAACTTGTTTCAGATATATTTGCAATATTTCCATTACCATAAAGACCACTAGGTACACTAGCTACGGTGTAAAATTGATTGATTAAATTGTCTACAATCAGTTTAATGCTGTTATAATCAAGGTTAGCAGTAGCCCAACTAAAAGTACCGCCATCATCTAAATTAAGTACCGCTCCTGTGATATCACTATCAACAGATTCATCTAAACGTTGTCCTGATACAATCCCCATAGGATTCATACTAAGAGTTGTAACGCTATCACTCATTTTCGATAATAATTCTTCTATCTGATTCATTATGGGAATAAGTGATGTTACAATTCCGATTCCATATATATTAGTTCTATCCATATCTCCGCTAATGTAATGGATCGGTAAACCACTTGGATTATTATATGTAGCTTTTAAAACTCCGTTTTCATATTCTCTAACCTGCGTGGTTGTATATTCTCTTTCTATATAGGAATCAGTAACCGGATTATAGCACCATCTTTCTATGAAACGGGTATATTCTCCATTTTCATAAATTGCAAAAGAATCCGTATTATTAATTACTTTGCTTTTGATGATTCCATCTTGTTTATAAATAAATTCATAAGCATTCCCATAGGTCACTACATTTTTAACAATCTCATAATCAGTTTTATTTAAAAACCCTTTTCGGTAAACTGACTGGACCATTTTTACTATAGATTCATCTCCTGTGATACTAACAGGCGAACCTAATAAATAGGCACTATGAAAGTCAATAATAGGTTTTATACTCTGTAATACAATCTTTGCAGTATGAAAGGTATTACCATTAAATTCAAAATCTTTTCTTGATAATACCTCATGGCAGCCATTTATATAGTTTTTTATTCGTTGACATTCAGCGTTTTCATATTGTGCTAAATCATTTTTTTCTAACATTGTTTACCTCACCATTTATAATTTATTCCACTCTTAATTCCCTGAACTGCTAAGGCCGTCGCAATAACAGTATCATCATGCGTTCCGACTTCCCCATTCATCGACCCATTGGAAAACATATAAGTTTTCATTTCATTTAAAGTTGTTAATGAACGTATAAATATATCATTACTTTCCCATAGTTCCACAAAGTCATTAATTAAAATAGGTTTTGTTTTAGCAGTTGTCTTATATCCTATTTTCTTAACCATTTTACCCTTTTGGTCATAGTCCTTATGTTTGTACATATTTTTATAATGGTATGTATTTCTAAGCCTATCTAAAATAATATGACCACCGGAAGCCTTTTCCACGATTAACAAAGCCCGATTATACCATAAGCCCAATTCATTACATATATTTGCAATCTCATAAGGCTGAATTTTATTGCTTCTAAATTGAGCCACTTCAATAGCATCTTCATTATATATATCTATAACAGAATAATCCTGTCCAATTCCCTCGGAAGCATCTACACCCATATAATACCTATCTCCATTCCTTGGAGCCTCCCAAACTGTTAAATATGACCTTATATAAGGTTTTAATATGACCGGAATATTTGGTATATCCGTAAGCCGTTCAATCATTTTTCTTTGATTATATTCTTCTTGTATCTTCGCAGAATTGAATATATTATTTCCACTTGTTATAAAGGCTTCTATAGGAGTTACTGGATATTCTTGTTTAAATTCTTGTTCTGAACTATTGGCAATTTTTAATCTTCGCCACATTAGCTGTTCTAAACTTGCACCTAATTCATGATAAGTTCTTTCTATTGGTTCTAATTCTTCAAAAGTTAATGAACTGCCATGTAATGATATATACCTTTTAGTAAAGGCTTTATATTCATCCGCAAACATTTTCTTATCTTCAATCCACGAAAAGAAGAATGGGCGGTATAAACTTTCCCCTTGCTCTGCTCTTTCCCACATATTAGAAAATTCATTTAATCCGTTTGCCGTAGATTCAAGAATTATCTTACCATCAGGTAATAAGGCTTGTTCAATTGACAAAATTTGCTTAGATACTAATTCCTGCTTACAGAAGGCAACCTCTGAAATATGAACAAAAGCTAGGCTTGAACCTCTAGCTATCTCTTTGCTCCCCATGGTTGTAACTGTTATCTTACTACCATTTTCAAACTTTAAGACTTTACGATTATTAGCGATATCTTTTGGCCTTATTGCTTGTGGTAGATCATCATAAATCTGTTTTAATTTATCAAAGATTGTATTAGCACTATCAAGGCTATAACTTATCAGCATACAGTGGCTTGAAGGTCTCGTAATGGCATAATAAAGGGATAGCATGCACGATACTGTAGTTATCCCTAATTGACGTGACTTCAGCACAATATTGTATTTATCAAGGTTTTCAACTAATTCTCGTTGCTGAGGATTAAGAATAAATTGAACCCTTCTCCCTTGCTTATCTATTACCTCGCAAAAGTTTTCTCCCCATAGGAGGGGACTAGAGAGAACCCTTTTTAATTTCTCCAATGGTGTCATATTAATCTCCTATCTTATTCATCTATTTTTACATTTTCTAATAATTTCATAAGAGAATTTTCTTCCTTGTCAGCAAACAATTCTTTACTTACATCGATAAATGCTTTAAATGATGCAGTATCTCCCCCCAAGGCTTTCTTATAATAGCTTTCATATAATTCCATTAACTTTTTCTCATGCTGATTCTTTAGTTGCTGTTTCTTTCCTACTGGCATATGGCTCTCCTCCTAAAATAAAAAACCCCATGCAAAATGCACGGAGAATCATATTTTATATACTAAGATAACTTTTCTTCTAGCCGATTAACTTTATTGCTGATCTTTTCAACTTCTGCTGATAATTCTGCTGTAATATTTTGATTTTCAATTGTTACTTGGGTAAGTTCAATCATTGTATTTTTTACAGAATCCATAGTATCTATCAGGCGTAGAAACGCTTGCGTATTACGTTCTAAGGCATCATTAACCATTAATTCTATATTATCTATTCTTTGTTCTGTATTCATTTATCAATCTCCTTATAATAATTGAGAGATATCCAATTCTTTATATTTCTGCGGTTCTACTTTTGGTTCTAAATTCATATATCCGGTATCTTGTAAACTCTTCTTCCAGTCATATATATTTGACTTTTGGGTTTCTTTTCCTTTAGGTATATTTTCGTCTGTTTCTGATTTGGTAATCATATTACTATCATTTACCTCTTGGTCAGTTCGGGAAATACTATATTTTGTTTCTTCAGTGGTCACTACTTCCTCTTTGGATTCTTTCTTTTCTTTCTTTTTAGGAAGAGGACTAAAACAAAGTTCATCTTTCTGTTCCTCAAGGAACTTGCTTTTTTCTTCTTCTAATTTATCTTTATCCTTATAGAGTCCGTAAATATTCTTAACCTGTTTGCCACTATCTTTCCACTTTTGGTCATATTTACATACATAAATAATCTTGTTTTCCAAGAGTGTTGAATTGTATTTATCAATTGTATTAATACTAATTCCTGATTCATAAGCAAGTTCTTCTCTGGTTGCTTGAAAGAAATAACATTCTTTACCGTCTTTATTATTAAGATTAGTTGCTTTCATACCTAAGTAAAAGAATAAATACTTGAATATCCTCTTTTTGTTTCCTTGTTCTTTGTAGACTTTTATAAAAGATTCCAAGTTATAATATGTAAAATAATTTGTATATTCATTAATATTTCTTCCTTTTAAATCTTTATAACAAACCATATCCTTATCATATTCATCACCAAATGGATTACTGATTTTAGAGCCTACTGCACTTTTTTCTTCAACATATAAATCTGACATATCTAAATGGTATTCATTTACGTCATTACTTAATATCTTTATATATCCATACTTTTCCAACTCTTCAAGACCATCTTTTATACTCATTTTATCTTCTTTAGTAATTTTTTTCTCTGGTTTCAATACTCTATTAATAGCATTAAGTGTAAACCATTGCTCTTCTTTATTATTATTATATAATGCCTGTAAAGATATGTAAGTTACAATTCCGTTTTCAGATAATTGGTTTGCTAGTTTTCCACATAATCTGTGATGCAAAATTACTTGATTTGTCATATTAATCTCCATTCTATTAATCTTAATTATTTTTATCTAAAAGTATGTGCAAGCCAAAGACCGAAGGTCGTAGGCTGTTAGACCGTAGGTCGTGGCACTAAATATTTATTGTTTATTATATATTTATTGTTTATTATGAGTATTAAAATCCCCCCGAACTAGGGAGGTATTCTGTTTTAATATTTGAAAAATCTCCCCTGATTTTGGAGGTATTTTATTTTAATTACGATTCGTCATAATTTAACCACTTGGTATAAGCCTTGTTTGTATCTTCATCTTTATTATAAATAAAGACAAGCTTATCATTTCTTCCGTTTTCAATCCTTTTAGGATGCAGTCCATATTTCAAATATTTTGATACTTGTTTTAAATTAACAATCTTCAATTCTTCCATATTAATTAACCTCTCTTCATTAATTCAATGCCTTAAAGGCAATACTATAAATTTTTGTATCCTGATGGTCAAATACCCATATCTCTTTATTCTTTCTTATAAAATAATTTAGTGGTTTTACTTTACGATCTATCAGAAATAAGGCATACTCTTTATCGGTTACATATGTACATCTAAATTTATGATTTATCATTTAATAACCTCTTTGCTCTTGCCGTATTACAGGCTTGATACATTAATTTTTCTTCATCTTCAGTGAATTTATATTTTCCACTTAATACACCGCCAAGATACTGAACTGATTTAGGATAACAACCTTTTTCCTTTAACTCCTTTTGTGTTTCAATTCCACAAAGGCTCATATATTCTTTAAATTTATCAATATTATTCATTAATTAACCCTTTCAATTAAATGCTCACATTTTAGTAAAAGGGGGATAAACCTTTTGAGAATATCCCCTTTCTTTATTAAGCTACGGTCTTACGAATTACAACAAGGCCGTCACTATCCATTACCTTTGTTGCATAAAGACTTGATACAACTAAGTCATTGCAAAGTAATTTGGCTTCTCTCTCAACTTCAAGCGTAATTTCACTTTGCTTAACATAGCCTAATGCACCCTTCTTTACCATATATGTTTTACATTCAGAAGCTGTTGTATCAAATGTTCCGTTGTTTGTTACTACTACAGGTATTCCCATCCAATAGCCAACGAGACCATTTTTAATAAGACCGTTTCCGTCACTCTTATAAGTTTTCTCTACTGAAACAAACTCATCCATACCTAAGAAGGAAGGTAAAAGTCTACTATTGATTGCGATTCCTGCAAAAGTATCATAATCTACATCATCACCAAATAATGCAAATGCATTAAGTAATTCTGAATTTGTAATTGCTGTTGCTGATGCAGTTGGAGATTTCTTTATTGTTTCCTCATCCATAGTATTAGATAAAGATGTATCTAGATCCTTAACCATCGCATCTACAAGCTGTTGTGCCATATTATCCAATGTGGCACTTTTGATCTGCTTTTCGTCCTTATCGTATACACGAATTGCACCACCTGTCTGTTTAATCGTAGCTTCATTATCAGACATAGATACTTCCGCTGGGGTCATAGTCGTTCCCTTAGTGACTTCACCTACACTTGCCACTCTGTTATACTTCGGGAAATGGATTTTATCTCCGCAAGTTGTTATGTCTGCCACTTCTCCTGTTACATCTGTAGCTAACTGACCCATTTTAAGAGCCACCCCTAATTTTTCATTAATTGCATCTGCAAATACTTCACTAATATATAATGCCATATGTTAAATACCTCTTTCTATTTCATATTTTTAAGTTGCTGATATAAACTAGGATTTTCAGAATAAAGTTTTGTACGTTCTGCAATCCCCATTTTAGAAAACTGTTCTTTTGTAACTCCGTTATTTCCTGTGTTATGCTTATTAGGAATAAAATCATTATGAGTAGTGGAAGCAAACCCTCTATAGAACTGCGAAAACTCTTCAATATCTATATCTTGACGGATATATTTTGCCAAATCATCAGTTACACCTAACTGTTTTAGACTTGACAGAAATCTAATTGTTTCAAGTTCCTTTTTGGTATTTTCTAATTCTATTTCCATTTCAGACTTTTCTACAGGCTTAAATTTTTCTAATTCCTTTACCTTTTTGGAATATTCAGTCCTCACCTTATCTGTCTCTGATTGAATAGATTTAGTTACCTCTTCTGTAAGTTTTTGTGTCTGTTCCTCGTTAAGTCCTAATTCTTGCGTTAATTCTTCTAACATATTTTCATTTCCTTTCTTAGAGTTGTATAAAACCTACCCCTTACCTAGTTGCTTGATTCTTACCCCTCTTTTTAATAAAAATGTATATAAAAAAGCACCTATGAAATTAATCAATGGTGCTTAGATTTACGGTAAAGGAGGGGGGATTTGAACCCCCATTTTACCTATATCATGGCTTTTGATATATATGATTGAATCCCCTTTATAAAGGAATTATAAGCAGATATGGCAAATCTACTTAAATGGCAGTGTAAGGACTCGAACCTTATCTTAAACCATTACCGCCCACCAGAAAGATATTCAATATATTGCTTATGTGTATAATATCTTCTATTTGTTTTTGTTCTATAAGCAACTAAAATTCCTTGCCTATCCCATTTCTGTAAAGTCTTTTCATGCACTCCAAGTAAATGTGCAAACTCTCCTAATTTATATCTACATTCATACATTATAATTACCTCTTACTAATTACTACTCACTTATGATCACATTTTTGAAAAATTTCAATCCATCCCCTCATTAGCGGACTTTAGAGCACCACTAAAATATATAGTGTTTATAAGGGAACTTTAATGGTCCATTTTACTCAAGTGTGCAGATTTTGGATCATTTTTAGCTATTTTTACATTGATTTTCTCATTAGACGGGAATAGAACACACCTAATATATATAGTATTTATAATGGAATTTTCATGGTCCATTTTGCTCAGGTGTGCAAATTTTAAGTCATTTTTGATTGTTCTTTTTTTCGCTATTTAAATTATCCATCCTTGATAAATTTCAATCTCCTCATTAGTGCCGATTAGAACACACCTAATATATGTAATGTTTATAAGGGAATTTTAATGGTCGACTTTGAGTTGATGTGCAGATTTTGATTCATTTTTAGCTATTTTTAATGTTTACAACACTAACTTTACAATTTCCTCACATATATAATTTTTCAATTTTACCCCTTTATTTTCGTTTTTAACTTTTACACGATAAAATTATTATTGAAGCTAGTTTGAATTGAAATTGAGGTTAAATTTTGAATATAAGAATATAAAAAGACCCTAGCATCAGCTAGAGCCTTGTAAGTTAAATGTCATCGCAAGATATGACAAAGTTACTTTAATTTTATAGATTCCTTTTTTAATTCCCTTAATATGTTAAACTTATCTACATCCTTTTTAATATCACAAATCAACATATTCAAATAGTTTTCTGTAATAGCTAATGAACTATGACCTAGGATTTTCTGTAAGGTAACAACACTTCCCCCCATTGTTACCCACTTCTTAGCAAAAGTATGGCGGAATCGGTGTAGACCTGTTAATTCAATCCCTCTGTTTTTATTATAGACGTACATGGAATGATATAGAGAACTTTTAGCTAATTGCTTACCATAAACATTACAGAAAAGATAATCTTCTGCATTGCCTTCTCTGTACTTTAAATACTCTTGCACTATTTTCAGAATATCATCATTTAAAGGAACAATGAGGGGTTTTCTATTCTTAGTCACATTAACATATACAACACAATTAGCAAAATCAATATCCTTTATTTTAATATTAATCAAGCTATTTTGCCTTACTCCTGTAGATAGAAGGAAATTAACAATTACCCAAGATTTATATTCTGTGAAGGTACATTGCTTTATGTTAGGCTTTTTAAGTAATCTTAGTAATTCGGAATCTGAATATGTTTCTATTGGCTGTTTATCTGCTTTTGCTAAAATCAACTTAAATGGTGGTATATATTCACGCTTCATAAAGAAATACATAAGTGTTTTTAAATCTCTTGCATAGGTATATAGACTTATATCATTTATATCATCTCTTTTTCTTAAAGCAAGTATTAAAGAATCCATAGTAGATTTGTTCATATCCATTATTAGCATATCTTCATCAATATATTTATATAATTGATTCATAGAATCTTGATAATGCTTAATTGTGCCTTGCCTTAAATTTCTCGCTTCACAGTCTTGTAAATACTCCTCACAGCCCAGTCTAAAGGTAATGTCATTTTTTATACTCATTCGCATACGTTTCAT